AAGCGAGGTTGCCATTCCGTTTGATTCAGAACCTGAATCTGAAACCATGTCTAAAAGAACTTTACCTTGAAGAGCCGTTTTGCATTGGTAGTCTTCTCCATAAAGTTTAAAAGACAGAGGTTGCGTGTTTACATCACTACCGCTACCAAAATCCTTAAACCTACCTGTTGTCATATTGATATTCCTCTTTTCTCATTTGTCTTTTTATTTACCATTTTTTATAGTAAATAGTGTTACTATTTTACCAACTTTAAGTTATCTGATAGATAGCGATTTGCCTTAGTTCCAGGGTGCATAACAGATGTTGCGTATATAACCCTTGAACCTCTAACAAATCTGAGCACTTGCGCCCTATCTGGTCGAATAATATGAGGCTTAGTGCCTTGATGGTGTAGCAAAGCGTAGTCCAAATTAGACCCAATTTTCACATATTGACCCCTAGAGTCTCGTAAATGTCGCATATGAATAGATGAGCGAAGTGCTCCTGTTCTTACACCAACTTGGGTTTTAGCAGCGGCCATTAGTAAACGACCCTTTTTTGCTAAGTATCTGCCTACATCTCCTTCAGGAGAGTTAAGCATAAAATCTAACTCTGCCTTGCGAAAGACTACTGTTGCCATTTTACGGAACCGCTGCAGTTAGGGTCAGAGTTACAGTTTGAAATCCACCTTCAGGAGCCTGAACCTCAACAGTTGCAATAACCCCAAGACCAAAGCCAGAAGTCTCCCAAGTATCTAACTGAGAAGCGCTATCTAGTAAAATCCATGCATCATAGGCAGCAATTTCTGAAGAACTCTCTATTGTTTCAGCAGAAGGTGGTCTACCGTTTTGACCAACTACTGGCACTGCTCTTGATACAGAGACATTAATTGTTGCACTCCTTGGGTCGCTACATCTGCGAGGCTGAGTCGCTTCATCACCTGGAGCACCGACATACATCTGTACAAAAGAAACAACTACCTGCTCGCAATCAACTACAGGCTGCCCTAACGTATAGTATCTACGCAGAGGAAGTGGCATAGTGTAAGAAGCGTAAGAAGTCACAACTTGAGTAAGAACTGCATCTAAAAATACAGCAAGATTTTTGGCACTGCTACTAACAGTTGCCTTATTTATCGATGTTGACATTTGTCTCTCCTACTTGTTGTATTAATCCTACAGTGTATAAATTGGCTCTACTCTTGTGTAAAGTTCAAATGATACGTTTGCTGTAAGTAGGTTAATTACTTCATCAACAGCAGGATTTCCCAAACTAGGTCGAGTGCAATAGATGTCATAAACACCAGGCTCTCTTGGACCAATAATATCTAATATTTGACTATAAGTTGGAGAAATAGTTATGATTCCGTTAACACGACTGAGGCTAATAGAGTTTTCTAAATCTTCTGACTTTGTGTAAGAGTGATCAGATACAGTCAAAGACACTTCCCATGACGCGTCATCTTCTAAGAATTCTCCATTTATTTCATTTAAATAAAGAACTAGCGATCCACCAGATGTAAGAACTTTCAGGTCATAAGGAGTCTCTGTTAGTTGATATGGCTTAGGAATAGGACGACGTGCTCTAGGAGTGTCAGGGCTAAATACCTTTGCTTTTGCTCTTGCTCGGTCTGGATTAGTTGTTTTTAAAAATAGGTCTACAGCATATAAACCAGTTCTAAGTTCATCAATAAAATCTTGATTATCTAAAATTGTGTATGAGACACCTTGGCGAGCAACAGAGGTTACACGCTGAGGTAGGGCGCAGGTGTCATCATTTTCATATAGTTTAACAAGTTCGATGGCAAGTAGTCGAGCAGCAGCTTTTCCTGCTATTGGTGGAGGTGTTCCATATGAATAAGTAACTTCAATATTAGAAGATGTCCAACTAGCCCCTGGAGTAGCAAGAATTGTAGAGTGCTCTACTAGATAGTATTCGCTTGGGTCTATTACATGACCATCTCTATCTCTTAGAGTGTGGACTCTTATTACTTTACGACCACGAAGGCGTACACGAGTGCTTGCAGATGTTCCATCGCCTGAAAAGTCATCTTGTTGATATGGTCCTGAACCATTTAATCTAATATTTTCAACATTTCCCCTGACTAAAGTAGGAGAGTATGTGAGCATAGAGGCACCTGTGCGGATATAAGGGTCGTAGGAAGAGACATATCGCTCGGTAACAGTTGTTACGCCAGAATACTTTCTTCCAGACATGCCCCAGAGCAGGTACGAGGCTGTTTTTACAGCATCATATGCATACTGAGACTCCGCATAAGTAGAGCCAAGTTCGTTAACATCTACCCAAAGATTACCCATTGTCTATACCAATCCTAAAAAGTAAGGGCGAACAACGGCTAGTTGTATCAATGATACGACCGACACGTCGTCCGCCCTTCTTCTTATTTATATTAAGAGGTTGGATCCTCTGATGAAGCAATGATGAAGTCAACATCGTTGTCAGCATTGTATGAACTGCTACCAGGTACGTTGTACAAAGTAGTAGATCCTTGAGAGGTAAAGTCTGTAACTGCCCAGTATCCATAATCAACAAATGCAGTACCAGTATCAGCAGCAGAGGTGATAGTTCCGCTTGTTGTAGTGGTGTATGTAAATGTTGTTGTTGTTGGAACTGTAGTAATTGTGTAAGTACCATGCAAAGCAGAGTTTCCGTTGGTACCAGAAATAGTTACTCTATCTCCTACACGCATTCCGTGAGCAGTAGATGTTGTAATAGTTGCAGTAGTTCCAGTGCGATAAGTGTTACTAATAGTCTTAGTAATCTCGGCATGCCATTCGTAGAAGCCCTTTAGACCAGTTGGTGCCCATGTATCGCGAGCGTATGAGTATGGACGCTCTGCTGCAACTGGGAACTCCCAGCGGCCGTCTGGACCTGCATCGAAGAACTCATTTCCAAGACCGTAGCCTTCGAAAGTGTTTGCAAGTAGTCCGTTTTCAATTACACGGTCACCTGATTGACGCAACTTAACATATGGGAAAACCCAGTGGAAGTATGGACGAGTTGTTGCACGCTTTCCATCCTTCACAGCAAATGACCAAACTTCAAGAGCAACGCCGTTTCCAGCAGGGTCATCTCCAACGGCTGGTGCGGCCCAACCAATTGATGTGCGATCTGGTGAAGCATATGTTCCTAGATTCTTACGAAGTAGTAATCCGCCTGCTAACAGAGCAGTCAGTTCTGTGTCTGGCTCACAAATTGCCAGTTCCATAGTAATTCTTTTAAGAGTGTCAGGGGCTTTGTAGGAAACACAAACTGTACCGTTTGCTGACTTCTCTACGATTTCATCGCCCTCTTCATACTCTGGTGTAAATGATGCGCGAAGGAACGCCGAGGTTGTGTAACTATCACCTGGATCGGTGAGTAGGTTACCTGAGGCGTCCAGTCTAGTGACTCGGATCGCCACACCTTGGACGCTTGCCGCGTAGTCCTGAGTGGCCATACCAGTATTCTCCTTTAGTTGTTTTTGCTTGTTCTTATTTTACGCTGTTAAATCAACTCTGATTGCTAAATGTACAGATGAATCAAAGTACACTGCAGCAGGGCGAATTGCCTTAAGAAGCATGTTGTTCGCGTTGCCTGATACATCATAGCCCTGTGCTAAATTATCATTAACAACGTCAATATCGCCAAGAATGACTCTAACGTCACCAGTGGCGTACATCCATTTATTTGTAGCAGTAGGTGTTTCTGTGTTTTCAGCTGCATCGGTTGGGCCTGCTCCTGAGTAGCCAGAACCGATTACTACTGGAGTTCCACCAACAGTTCTAAGGAAAGTGTCATCGCTTTCAACTGAAGGATAAATTAAGTTTGAGCCTGCAGCAAGAGCTGCAACGTCGCGAGTCATGTGAATTACACCTTGGATTCCGCAGGCTGAGGCCTCTCCAATTGACTGCTCAAGAAGCGCGAGAGCGCGACGAGCTGATAGTGCTGTCCCTGAGTTAAGTATCGTAGCGGCAGGGTCTACTAGTGCCCTATTTGAATGCTCTTCACCAATGCGAATTGCACCGTCCCACAACTCTGTTTCAAGAGCCTTTTGTGTAATACACTCTAACTGACGTTTAATTCTTTCAATGTGGTCTA